AGTTATCGGATGCAGCAAATCTTCCAGAAAGCACACCTCAAGAGCTTCCTTCACCGGATCCAAGAGCTGAAGACTGGGCAGGTAGAAATACTTGGTTTGGCAAAGATAGAGCCATGACCTTTACTGCCTTTGAAATTCATAAGGATTTAGTTGAAAGAGAAGGTTTTGATCCTCAAACTGATGAATATTATGCAGAAGTTGATAAAAGAATAAGACTTGAATTTCCGCATAAATTTGATACAAAAGAATCACAAACGTCGATAAATAGACCGACGCAAAATGTTGCCTCTGTTAAACGTTCTGGTAACGTAAGACAAGGAAGGCAAACTGTGAGACTCACTTCATCACAAGTAGCAATAGCTAAAAAATTAGGAGTGCCACTTGAAGAATACGCAAAACAAATCAAACTCACGGAAGGAGCGTAACATGGAAAAAGATAACAAAACTTCTCGTGCGAACGAAACTAGGTCTAAAACGGAAAGACCAAAAGTTTGGGTTCCACCATCTTCTCTAGATGCACCCCCTGCACCTGATGGATTCAGGTATAGATGGATAAGAGCAGAAAGCGTTGGCTTTCAAGATACTAAAAACGTAACTGGACGATTAAGAGAAGGTTATGAACTTGTTAGATCTGAAGAAGTCGAAAATGCATCTGATTATCCTGTTGTCGAAGACGGCAAATACAAGGGAGTGATTGGGGTAGGTGGCCTTTTACTTGCGAAGGTACCAACAGAGATCGCGCAACAACGTCAAGAGTATATGACTAACCGTCATAAACAACGTGATGAAGCAATCGATAACGATCTTATGAAGGAGCAGGACCAGAGGATGCCTATCAATGTTGATAGACAGTCTCGTGTAACCTTCGGTGGTACGAAGAAATAATTTTTTTGTTATTTCTGACTCATCGAAACTAACAACTAACAAACTATTGTAATAGGAGACAATAATATGGCTAATAGAAACACACAAGGTTTCGGTCTTATTCCTGCAGGAACGCTTGGATCAACTCCAGCGACTTCTGGTCAAGGGAAATATAAAATCGACGCCGGCTATACAACTACTATCTACAATGGCGGAGCTGTAGCTAGCGCTGCAGGTTATATAGTTAATGGTCAAACAGCAGCTGCACCAATCATTGGTGTGCTGAATGGGATATTCTACAATGCGGCTAACACTTTAAAGCCAACTTGGTCGAATTTCTACCTTCAACCAATTACACCTGCAAACAGCGAAGACATCGACGCTTTTGTAATAGACAACCCAACACAACAATATGTAGTAGCAACTGATGACGCAGTAGCACAAGCAGGGTATTTAGAAACTTATGATATGAATACTTCTACTGGTGACAACACAACTGGTAAATCAGAAGCAACACTAGATATTGGAACTACAGGTGCGGACAACAAAACATTTAGATTATTAAGATCAGCAGAAGATCCAGAAAACGATACTAATGCTGCTTACAGATCTGTTGTAGTTGTTCCTAACTTGTTAGAACTACAATCGTAATAGGAGAATAGGAGAATAAATTATGGCTATATCACGATCACAACTAGTTAAAGAACTAGAGCCAGGATTGAATGCACTATTCGGCCTGGAATATAAAAGGTATGAAAATCAGCATGCTGAGATTTATACTACAGAGTCATCTGACAGAGCTTTTGAAGAAGAAGTTATGTTATCTGGCTTTGCAAACGCACAAGTAAAAGGTGAAGGTGCAGGCGTATCTTTTGACGAAGCACAAGAAACTTTTACAGCTCGTTACAGTCACGAAACTGTAGCTTTAGCGTTCGCGATCACTGAAGAAGCGATCGAGGACAACTTGTATGACAGACTTGCGTCTAGATATACAAAAGCTTTAGCTAGATCTATGAGCAATGCTAAACAAGTTAAATCTGTTGAGCCTTTAATCAACGGTTTACCATCAACTGCTACTTTCAAATCAGGTGATGGCGTAGCTTTATTTAGTACAGCTCACCCAACAGTTGCGGGTACGTTCAAAAACACTTTGACTACTCAAGCTGACTTAAACGAAACTTCATTAGAACAATCGCTAATCGACATCGCTGCGATGACTGATGAAAGAGGTCTAAGAATTGCTGCTAGAGGAGTAAAAATGATTATTCCTTCTGAGCTACAATTCACAGCTGAGAGACTTATGAAGTCACAAGGCAGAACAGCTACAGCTGATAATGACATCAACGCAATCGTATCTATGGGTATGATTCCTCAAGGATACAGAGTTAACAACTACTTAACTGACTCTGATGCGTTCTACATTATCACTGATGTGCCTAATGGAATGAAAATGTTCCAAAGAGCACCGTTGAAAACTGCTATGGAAGGTGACTTCGATACTGGCAACGTAAGATACAAAGCTAGAGAAAGATACTCATTTGGTGTATCTGACCCTAGAGGTATCTTCGGTGTTGAAGGTGCGTAATTAACCTTATTTAATGGGGCCGCCTTAAAACGGCCCCATTTACAAATTACAACGGTGAGATTCATGAGAAAATACTTAGTACAAATATTTACAAAATATCTTCAAACTTCGTTTGAAATTGAAAGCAATAAAGACATTAATACAGTAGAAGAGCTTCATCCACATATCATTGACTTTCTAGGAAAATCTGATATAAAGTGGGAAGAAAATGATTTGCAATACACAAGTACTGTAAATGATTTTTATATAACCTATGAGGAGGTTAACAATGGCTCAGTCAAAGATGGTGTTGTTCGCGAGGAAAATACAGTTCGAGTCTAAATGGAATGAACTGTTCTTAAAGAACGGCGGAAAAATAACACCGGAAATGTCTTTGCTAGGAGATCAGATCAAAAAAACGATCAGAGAAATCTTAGCCGAGCAAGAGAGCCCTAAAAACCCTAGAGACGAAGAAATTCATCTTTACGCTGGTTAATTAGGACTTTACATTACTATAAATGACTCTTTTTGCCTGGGGATACCTTGCACTTTTCTATAATTTCATATATAAAATAATTACTATACATAAATTAATTCTGCATAGACGCGTATAGTCGACGGCCTAGAGACTATGTAGAAATAACTAGGAGGACACTATGGCAAATACTACATTTAGTGGACCAGTATTATCAGACAATGGTTTTATTGTTCCAACTTACACATTAGCAACTTTACCTACAGCAACAGCAGGTTTATTAATCTATGTTTCTGACGCAACAGGTGCATCTTTAACAGGATCTCTTTGTTTTGGTAACGGTACTAACTTTGTAGATGTTACTACTGGCGCAGCAGTAGCATAATAAATAATTCTTGTGGGCCTTTGGGCCCACATAAAATTTTAAGGAGAAAAATATGGGACGATCAACAGATGTAAAAGCTGTAAGAGTTACAGGGACAGGTGCTGTGTTTGCTGGAAGAACAAGATTAAGAGCTATTATTGTTGCTTCTGACAACGTAGGTGCAGGTCAAATTACTTTACAAGACAATACGGATAGCACAACTTTATTTGATTGTGATATTCCACAAGGAGATGTTTTTGCTTTTAATATTCCTTCAGATGGAGTTTTATTTCCAAATGGAATGAAAGTATCAGCATTAACTAATGTATCTTCTGCTACGATATTGCTAGATAAATAGGAGGCTAAATGGCCAATACAACTTCTGGAACAACAGTTTTTGATAAAGGTTTTTCTATTGATGAAATAATAGAAGAAGCTTTTGAAAGAATTGGACAAGCGGATGTTACAGGTTTTCAATTAAAAACATCTAGAAGATCTCTAAATATTATGCTTCAAGAATGGGGCAATAGAGGTATTCATTATTGGGAAATAGCAGATACTAATATTGATCTTGTTCAAGGACAAGCTGAATATGATTTTTTTAGAGCAAGTAGTGATGGTACAAGTGCAACTACAGTTCCTACAAACGGTATCTATGGAATATCTGATGTTCTTGAAGCACAATTAAGACAAAACTATAATACAACTACACAATCAGATTCACCAATGGTTAAAGTAGCTAGATCTGATTACGCTAATTTTTCAAATAAATTATCACAAGGAACACCTAATCAATATTGGGTTGAAAGATTTATTGATAAGGTAAGAATACATATTTATCCAACTCCTGATTCGACAAATGCAGGAAATTATATGCACATGTATTATATAAATAGAATACAAGATGTTGGAGCTTACACTAATGCAACAGATTTACCATTTAGATTTGTTCCATGCATGGTTTCTGGATTAGCATATTATTTATCAATGAAGTATGCACCACAACTTACACAACAACTAAAACTTATTTATGAAGATGAATTTCAAAGAGCCTTACAAGAAGATGGTTCTGATTCTAGTACTTTTATAACACCTAAAGTTTATTACCCAGGAACATAATGGCAAAATTCGCATCAGGTAAATACGCAAGAGCAATTTCTGATAGATCAGGAATGGAATTTCCATATCAAGAAATGGTTAAAGAATGGAATGGTTCCTTGGTCCATGTTTCTGAGTTCGAGCCTAAGCAACCACAATTAGAACCTAAACCACATGGAGCAGATGGAATAGCTTTACCACAAGTAAGAATAGCGAGAACAGAACCAAGCACCACGGTCATGTTACCAGAAAATCCATTTACAACTTATCAAGCTGGCTCATCAATTATAAATGTTTATGCTCCCGGTCATGGTTTAACTGATTCAACAGTTTATGTATTTAGAGGACCTTCAACAATTTCAGGAGACTACGCAGATCCTAATGACTTTGATGGAATTACAGGAGTAAATATTGCAAACGCTTCTGGATATACAATTAGAACAGGACAATATATAAGCGGTGCAAGAGATGCATCAACTGATTATTTAGTAACAAATTTTTTCTATTTTACAGTTGATACAGATACTGCTACAAGTGGTAATATAAAAGGAGGAGGTTACGGGTGTTCAGTAGGACCTGTAACAATACAAGCATGATAACACATTTTTTAAATTGGATTAGAAATATATTTAA